AATACTAAGCCCCGTGCCAGCTCATCCCGGGATCAAATAGTGTTATTTGATATCAATTGAATACTAAACATATTGGGCCTATCTCTATTGGGCCTAATGAACTAAATATTAGCAATATTAATTAATGAGATTAAGACACACCGCTGCGCGGAGTTTATGGAACAATAGCATTAAAACATAATAATATTATTCATTATATTACAAATTATCTAATTACACCTTGATACGAAGATTATGAACTACAAATACTTTCATGTCACATCCTGAATCTAATCCATTCTCGTTGAGAATGGTTACAACAAACAACCTAGTGTAATCTTCGTCTTTCTTCAGATACTGGGATTCAATATCCAGATTAAATATACCTTGTCCCTGGAAATAGCCATAGTCGTTATGATAGAGATATCCACCTATTGGAAGAAATCCAATAGGTCGCAGAACACCTGCCATCATCGACAGCTGCAACTGGCCACGAACATTACGATTAGCTCCATAGAAGCTCCCGTTGAAACTTACACTGCAACTAACAAGCAGTACCTTCCCTGCGTCATTCAGTTTATCCTTCATACCATCACAACACCATATTTCTTGTTGCGGGGTTGCAGCAAGAGAGGGAAAATCACAAACGTGTGTACACGTCTTGAGAGGACTTGAAAACCATTCAGCCATGGCTATGCGTGTGCTTTGAAGAAGACAGCCGTCTTATTTATAAACCAATGGAACGAAGCTTCCTCGAAAAGATTCGAATAGAGGTTCCTTCGAGACGAAGCAAATACAGCTGTAATCCACTAAAAAAGCAAAACGCGTGGAAAGTAAACGCATTATAATAATGCCCACTTGCATATGTCTGACACGCGTAAAGTATAAGTGTACGATCTTCCGTCAGATTCGCTTCACGAATCACAGATCCTGATCGTCCACGCGTCCCCCCCATCTAACGGCTTGGATGTATTTTAAATGACTCCGCTGATCCTGGCACGGGGGT